GCAGCGCATCTCGAACATCCAGAGCGAACGGGGCAGGGCGATCGCCCTCGGTAAGTTCGCCGCAACGATCGAGGACCGGCCGGCAATACCGCGTGCCCCGCCTGTGGCCGTCACCCGTGCACCAGCACCCGTCCGCACCGTCACAGGACGCGCATCGCCGGTGTTCAACGAATACACCGCGAACGCCGATCAACTCGCTGACCACTACATGCGCCAGGCGCTCGAAAGGCAGCAGAGGCGGTGACCTAGCCGTGCCTGACCGCCGCGCCCGGTATATGGCGCTGTAGCTACAGACTAAAGGCCGTCGCGTCAGGCCATAAACACGCTGTGCCGTGCCGATCCGTTTCGTGGCTGTGTCTACTCCCTTCGTCACGACGGGCAATCGAGGCCGCAAGAACCGCGCTTAGCGGTGAGCAGCCCTTTTCCCGCACTCGTGACGAAAGGGCCAGACAATGCCCGCAACAAACACGCTCCTCACCATAAATATGATAACCGCCAAGGCGCTGGCGATATTGCATCAAAAGTGCAATATTATCGGCTCGGTCAACAGGCAATACGACGACAGCTTCGCACAGAGCGGCGCTAAGATAGGCAGCACGCTCCGCATTCGCCTCCCGGTGCAATACACCGTCAGCACCACCCCGGCGCTGTCACTCCAGAACACGATAGAGAACTACGTCAGCCTGCCGATCACCAACCAGTATCACGTCGACTTTAGCTTCAGCAGCGCCGAACTGACCCTCACCATCGACGACTTCAGCGCCCGCTACATCGAGCCGGCCATTGCCGTGCTGGCGGCCAGGATGGAGGCGGACTTCATCAACCAGATGTGGCCGCAGGTCTGGAACCAGGTCGGCGCCGCCGGCTCCGCCATGCCGTTTAAGACCGTCCTGCAAGCCCGCAAACTGATGCTCGACAACCTCACGCCGCAATCCAAGCAGTGGTTGTTGCGCATAAATACCCAAGACAACGTCGACCTCGTGGATGCGTTGAAAGGGCTGTTCCAGTCATCCCAGCAAATTCGCACGCAATACACCGACGGCGTCATGGGGTTGGCGGCTGGTTTTGAGTGGGCGGAGAACACCCACCTCACCACCCAGACGCGCGGCGCGGAAAGCGGCTATCTGGTGTCGCCGGCCTCACAGACCGGATCGACGCTCGCCGTCATCACCGGAACTGGTGCCGGGAATGCTGGCGATGTTTTTACGATTACCGGCGTTTACCGTGTGCATCCCGAGACGAAAGTGAATACGGGGGTATTGCAACAATTTACGCTGACGGCGGCCTACACCGGCGGTGCTGGCAACATGGCGATCAGCCCCGCCATCGTCACCACCGGCCCGTCGCAGAACGTCAGCGCCAGCCCAGCCAACAATGCGCCGATCACGTTCGCTAACACGGCAAGCACAGCAACCGGACTTAGCATCGCATACCACCCCGACTTCGCGACGTTCGCCACAGCGGACTTAGTGATGCCATCCGGTGTTGACATGGCAAGCCGTGTTGTCAAAGACGGCATCAGCATGCGAGCGGTCAGACAATACTCGATTTCAGATGACACGATGCCGATCCGTATTGATGTCTTATGGGGATGTGCCGCTCTAAGACCCCAGCTAGCCTGTCGTTTGGTGGCAAACTGATTGACGCCTAACATAGCGCCATCCATAATGGGTTGTCAACCAATCCCAGGAGGATGGCGTTATGGTGAAGCCGGTCAAGGTCTGCTCCGTCGCACATTGCAATACGCGTTGTCATGGCTGGGGGTTCTGCGAAAAACACTACAGGGCATTCAGGCTCTATGGGGATCCACTGAAGCTGAAACAGAAGCAGCATCATGGCCTGACGCTAGAGGAACGCTTCAATATCTATACCAAGAAGGGGCCGGACTGCTGGGAATGGAAGGGCTATCGCGATCCGCATGGCTATGGGCGCCTGGACATGCCCGACAAACCGATGCTCGCCCATCGTGTCGCGTATCTCATCCGTTACGGCAGCATCCCAGATGGGATGTTCGTGCTGCACAAGTGTGACACGCCGCGCTGCGTCAACCCCGAACATCTGTTTCTCGGCACGCAGGCCGACAATGTCGCTGACATGCATGCCAAGGGTCGCGCAAGGAAGCGAGCTTTAAGAGGCCCAGAGCATGGCATGGCCAAACTCGACGAACGTAAGGTTCGCGCAATCCGCAAGTCACGGTTGTTTGGGTGGGTGATCGCCGAGAAGCTGGGCATTTCTGTCGCGACCGTCAGCGACATTCGCACCCGCAAAACTTGGAAACACATCGAGTAAGGAGAACCCCATGTCAGGCTTTGCAAACCGAGGCCCGCAGGACAACGTCGGCGGCTCGTCCTATTCGTCCGGCCCGCAACTGTTCGACCCGTCCGTTGCGGCAACCGGCGGGGGGAGGACGTATCTCACTGTCACGGCGCGGGCGGGCGGCACGCGCGCGGCGGCTACCAAGCTCACCGCCGCTGTTAACCGTATCAGCGTGTGCGCCACCGCGGCCGATAGCGTCTCCCTGCCGCCCGCTGTCGGTGGTCAAGTGATTTACGTCCAGAACGCCGGCGCTGCGTCCGCGCAGGTGTTCGCAGATCCCGCGACTGCCGACACAATCAACGGCGTGGCCGCAGCAACCGGCGTGGCGCTAGCCAATGGCAAGGCTGCGTCCTACTTCTCGCCGGCCCCAGGCGTGTGGTTCGCGGTGCTGTCGGCCTAGGCATCTGCCGGGACGGGGAGCGCTCCCCGTAGCAGCTTGGCGTGTGGCCCCCGAGCGTCCTGTCAAACCGGCAGATCGGGGGCGCCTTTTCGCTAATTGTCCCACACCGTTATGTCGTATCATCGCGACATGATGAACCGAGATGAAAAAAGCGAATACAACCGCCTCTATAGGATCGCCAACAAGGCCCGCATCGAGGCTCGGCGTGCTGAGCGGAAGGCCGAACCTGCCAGGGTATGCAGCGTGCCAGGCTGTGGTCGTGCCTATGACACTCAGGGCTACTGTGCCCGCCACTACATGGCGTTTCGCCGCAATGGCGATCCGATGTTGGTCTTGCAGCGCCAGGTCCACGGCAAGACGCTGGCTGAACGTGTCGCGGCATACACCAAGCGCGCTCGCTGGTGTTGGGAATGGACTGGGACGCGTAACCCACAGGGCTATGGCGTGCTGCGTGTAGGAGAAAGCGCGCGACTTGCGCACCGTGTCGCGTATGAACTTGAGTTTGGGAAAATCCCATTCGGGCTACATGCCTGCCACAAGTGCGACAATCCGGGCTGTGTGCGTCCCGATCACATCTTCCTCGGCACCATTGCGGATAACAACGCGGATATGCGGGCAAAGGGTCGCAACAGCGGGCCTAGGTCCAAACTCACCGCGAAAGCCATTCGGCAGATAGAAGCCAGCTCAGCCAAGAATATCGATCTGGCTCAGCGCTTCGGCGTGTCAGAAACCACTATCCGCGCAGTCCGGCGTTATGGTCAAACCTGGAGGCCAAAGTGATAGAAACGACAGGAGATTTGATCCAGTTTACCCTCAGAGCTTCAGGAATTTCCGGAACTGGACAAACCCCCTTAGCAGAAGACGCCAATACTGCGCTCGACTTCTTAAGAATGCTGCTCGCGCAATGGCAGCGCCAGCGCTGGATGATCTGGAACGAGCAGGAGGTCAGCAAAGTATCGACCGGCGCGCAATGGTATTCCATCGGCCCCGGGCAGGACTTCGATACCGCGCGACCGGACAAGCTGCATGCTGCGTGGTTCCGGTTTCAGCCGTTCGACGGCCCCAACGCGGTGGACATCGCGTTGGGCATCATCGAGGCGAAAGAGGACTACGCGAAGATCACGCTTAAAGACATGCACTCCATGCCGGCGGGAGTGTTCTACGATAGCTCATACCCCATCGGCCGCGTGACGTTTGTTCCCGTGCCGCCCGCCTCGCAATACCAGATGCACTTGGTCATCAAGGCGGGCCTCCCGACTTACACGACGCTCACCGATCCGCTGAACCTGCCTCCCGAGTATCTGGAGGCCGTCGTGTGGAGTCTGTGTGTGCGGATGTGCATGGCATACGGATTGCCCACGCGACCCGATCATGTGTCGGCA